GTAGGTATACGCAACACACGAGCCGCATCCGCAGTGACCGCAGGATCAGCCAATAAGTTGTTGTCGGCGCATAGCTTCTTTAATCGCTCTGCTACTGGCAACCAATCATCCAAACCCACAGGTTCGCTCAACATCCAATACACATGCACACCGCGACCGGAGTTCACCATGACAGGTTTAGGTAAAGACAATTTCTTACAGAAATGCTTCAACGCACCAATAGCATCTGATTGAGTCGCATAGTCCTTGCTTGCGCCACAGTCCAGATCAAGAAATAACGAGTTTAAATATTTAACATTATCTACTTTGCGTGACCCTGCTTCTTTGAATGTAGAAAGGGCGTAGTACGCATCATAACCTTCCGCATCCATATTTTGTGCGGCATCTATTACCTGATCTATCGACTCATAAAATTTTTGTATTCTACGATCATCGTGGGCGCGAGAAGCAAAAACACAATAGTGTCCTTCGTTTGCTAGTGCTGCCCTTAAAAAAGTTCTTGTTTCCATAATAACTAACACCAAAACCGAGAGGCACTGCGGCAAGGGTGTCGGTACACACCCAGTTCAGCCATAGCCTAGCCGCAGTATTTTTGGTTATTAGTCGTCCCAATCGTCTATGATAGAACTTAGATCATCACTACCCTTTTCTGGTGCAGCAGGTGCGGCTTTCTTTACCGCCTTCTTTGGTTCATCTACTGTTACATCCTCAAAAGGGTTGTCGTCTTCTTTCGGACTATCTTCAAAACCCTCTACCGCACCAAACGGCGATTGTTCTTCCATAGGCTTAAGGTCAATAACCTGCACCGCATCCAAGCGTAAGGATACTCCAGCACCCATCGCCCCATTATACGGAGTAAATACGACAGCAATGTTAACCGTACTTCCGTTGGTCAGCAAGAAATCATCGTCTAGTTTCTTGTTAGATGCAGAATATTGTGCAGGTTTACGAGTAGCTTCCGCTCCGTACGCACCCTTTAGTTTCGCTTTGTGGGTAAATGACCCGTCAGCATCTTTCTTAAAAGGCATTGGAAACTTGTCAGGCCATTCAGAATTTTCTGCCTGTTTCGCAGCATAAGCAGTTTTCATATGCTTATACAGTTCTTTAGCCTGTGCCTCAGTCATACGGAACTGAAGTGTGTACGCTGCACCATCATCAAACGCATCACATGGTACAGATTTTTTCTCTTTCGCATCAAACTTATAGGTGCGATTAATACGAGGCCACATAGCCTCTACATTTTCTAGGGTGTATTTTGTGTTTACAATTTCAGACATATCATTCTCCCGATGTCTTATTGATCTTCGTCAAGTAGTTCTAGTAGGTCAGCATCTTCGTTCGTTGCTACCTTAGACCCTACCGTTTCTTCCTGTGTGAACATTTGTGCAACAGGCTCTTCTACAGTCTCAGTCTTCTTCGTTGTTAGTGCTTCTGATATATCAGGGATGCAGAATCTGTAGGTGTTACCAACACGAATGTAAGTATCCTGTGGAATCTGATCCTGACGAACCCAAGCACGGATTGTCGATACAGAAACACTAAAGTGTTTAGCTACATCTTCAATAGGCACATATTTTGGTTCCATTATTTTTTCCTCACAGCTATTGAGTATTCAGAGTCTATGTTCAAGCCTTCTGGCCTTGACTCAGGGTTTTCCTCCAAGAACTGTTTAAGGTTTGTCTGGTTCAAACGTTTCTCTAACAACTCAGGCACTTGATGCTCGTTAATGAAAGCATGCATCTTCTCCCAATCATTAGTCCAAAACTTTTGCTTTACAGACCTATAAAACAATCCTTCGGAAGTTCTTACACTCTCGACGTTATGTGCATTACAATAGTCGAGTAGTCCTTGTTTAATTCTCTCTAATTGACGAGAGAGAACAGAATCCTTGTCTTTAAATTCTGCCGACAGCTTCGCCCGTTCTTCACGGATTCTAATGTAAGCTTTAGTCAGCTTATCTGCAGTTATGTCGCCCATACCGTTCTCCTTAAACGTATTGTTTCATACAATGTAGTGACGGTATGTGTGTTAGTCAAGTAGTTCTTTATAAAGGTCGATCATTTTTGTGTGTACGTCTATTCTGTTATCTAACAGTGTGTAAACACGTTTCTCTACGGGTGATCCGTGGAGCTGAACAACGGTGCATTTGTGTTTTTGCCCTGACCTGTGGACACGAGCGTTAGCCTGCGCATAAGTCTCCAAAGAACTGGTTGGCCCCCACCAAACTACAGTATTCGCTGCTGTTAACGTGACACCATGTGCAGCAGATTGAGGTTGGATGACAAGCACCCGTGGGTTCGGTGCTTCTTGAAAAGTTTTAAATATCTGTGTGCGGTTAGGTGCAGATACATCACCACGAATTACCTCTGTGGTAATACCATCCTTGCGTAGTTTTTCTGTAAGTATATCAATCGCATGTTTAAATGGTACAAATATCAGAACCTTCTGGCTGGACTCGTCAATCACTTCGCGTAACACTTTGTAACGATGCGATATGTCGAACTCCAACACATCACTTTCGTCTGTATACACAGCCCCTGCCGATATTTGCAGTAACTTACTCATAACCACAGCGGCATTCACAGCGGTGATCTGTTCACCTGTTATCTGCATAACCAGCTTCTTGCGCAGTTCTTCGTAGTATTTCTTTTGTTGTCTGGTTAGTTCAACCTCACGCTTTACGTACACCATATCAGGTAGATCAAGGCATTCGTCCTTGGTAAAACGTATGGCTGGTTGCAGTGCGCGGAACACAGTGTCGGTTGCTGTTTCTTTGGGTATCCACTTAAAGTTGGATATCTTAATCATAATCTGATCGCGGAAAGAACTAGCAAAACGCGGCACAGATGTCGGGTTGACCAGCTTTGCTAGACCATAAGCATCCATAGGGCTTTGTGCTGCTGGAGTGCCAGTCATCATCCACAACCACGTATCAGGGGTCATAATCTTGTTGAGTGTCTTCCAACGGTTTGTCTGTGCATTCTTGTAGTGTGTGGCTTCATCAACAATAATCAGATCAAATCCACCGTTTGCTATTTCGTCTTTGACTATAGCCACACCATCGTAGTTTATGATTACGTATTCAGCACCTTGTTCAATTATCTCTTTACGTTTTTTGCCGCTACCATAAGCCACGTCTACAGTTCTATGTGGTGCAAATGTAAACAAGTCATCACGCCATGCACTATCCATGATCGAGAGCGGGCAGATAACTAACACTCGTTTAATTATTTGTTTATTAAGTAAAAAATCTGACGCCCATATAGCACTGGCGGTTTTGCCTGTGCCTTGCTCGTTGAAGCAGAATGCTTTTCTATTCAATGTAAGGAATGCAGAAGTGGTTTTCTGGTGCGCGAAAGGCTCATAGCTGCCTGTCCATTTATATTGTTTTTCTATAGGTGAAGGTGCTTGAATGTTTAAGTTCTTAAGCACTTGTGTTTCATCAACACCCCATTTAACCAAGACCTTGTTATCGGGTAAGGCTTTACTCTTGGGTATGACTTCCGTTACCTGTTGTGGGTTTCGTAACCGTAACAACAAGGCTCTACCGTTTTCAATAATTTCCACTGCGTTCTCCTTGTTAGTGAGTCACTAACTTTTCTTTTTATAATTGCGGCTGCGGTTTTTCTTTGGGCTTTCCAGCTTTGTACCGTCTTTATTACTACCGCCTTTACTTAATGCTTTATTGTGGCTTACATCTTTACCTTTGCGCTTAATGCCTTTCTTATCATATGCACGTCTTGCACGTTGGCGTTCCATTCTGTCGGGATGTTCCCCACGCTCTTTTTGTTTTTTATACTCTTTTTTATATGGTCTTGGTTTTTTGGTGTAGGGCATCTAGTTGCTCCCGTTGTGAACACATTCCAAAACAACACAATGTCGCTTGCATAGCCCACTTGGATGGGCGTTCCATACGTTTTTCTCATGTGCTGTTTCCATGCGTTTATAGTTAGCCAACCACTTAGCCCAAAGAACTGGCATCATGTCTCTGGTGTAAGTGTCCTTTACAAGGTCTCTAGATATTACAAACAATAACCCTGCACGTACAGTGTTGACTTCGGGGTAATGTTTGAATGTGGCTAACGCCATCAATTCTAACTGACCTTTATCCGCATACTTGGCTGACTTACTAGTCTTGTAGTCCACCACCCAAGCAGTGCCTTCATCTAGGATAACCAAATCTGCGATACCGCGCCACCAAACTTTTTTGTCAAAGAAGCCACATGGCTCAAGGTTCTCATCCAGACCCATCTTTATTTCACATAACTTGTTACCACGCTTGGCTTTAAGACCGTCGAGAGCGGGCTGGGCAAACTTAAAATTATCAGGGATAGACGTGCCATCACGTACATATTCTTCTGCCGCAAGGTGAAATGCTGTGCCGTATGACATGGCATCAGTCTCAGGCTCGGTGTAATCCTTGGCAATCTTGAGGTGGTAGAACTTCTTGGGGCATTGCTCAAATGCCTTAATCCTACTGAATGACCACGGCTTTATACTCATTCACAATCCCCATAAGACTTGCCAGTACCAGACTCGCAGTTGATAGGCAGACCCTCTGCCCAATCGGGTATCCACCGCATACAGTCTTCAATGTATGCCTGTGCCTCACCCACCTCTTCGTCACGAACACAACACACAACAGAGTCATGCACTGTTAACACTACGCGATGTTTCTTAGCTATTTGTAGCATTTGCTCACCAATGATGCAACGAGCAATGGCTTGACATACGTTCTCTATAACCTTGCCGCCATAGATACGGTTCCGACCACGCCTGACTCTGTAGTGAAACTCCGTGCCTCTCTCGGTGGTATCAAACCCAAGATCGTCATAGCGCAACAACAAACCAGATGGCAGTCGTATGGCACTATCATGTGGGCATACCTCTAGCACGTTGCCGCAACCCAATGGCGCGTTATCATTTCTGGACAGGGCCACGAGGGCTTGTTGGGCGTCACGCCATAACTTGTTTATTTTCCAGTTAGCTTCGCGGTAGATACCAATGACACGCCTTGCTTCCGCGATGTCCATATCAAATCCAAAGTTCTTGAGTTGTGTTTGAAACTTGAGTGCGCCCATGCCATAGCCAGCACCTAAAATTGTGGTCTTACCAACGAACCGTTGATCTTTAGTTACATCGGCCTCTTGCACACCATATATACGTGATGCCATCTTTACATACACATCTTCACCAGCCCTGAACGCGTGCGTGAGATCGTCCTGCTCTGCAAGCCAAGCCAGCACTCGTGCTTCGATCTGTGCCGAGTCTGCGTCCACCAGCGTATATCCTTCAGGCGCGATGATACTACGCTTTAACTTCTTACCATTTATGCCACGGCTGGGCAGGTTCTGTAGGTTGATCTTGTCATCACCGCCCCACCTGCCAGTGTGCGCGGCATAGTATCTAACAGGCACAGGCAATGTGCCACGCTTCGCAATATCAATGAACCGCTGTGTTCGTGTCTCTTCCAATGTGGATTTTGTGCCGAGCCTTGCCGCGACCAACGCTTGCACCTGTGGGTTCTCATGCTCTGCCAATGCCTTGAACTCTTCGTCCGACTTGGCAAACGCCCAAGTATCCTTTCCCGTAGCAGGACTTAACTTCTTAGGGGGAGATACATTTAGGTGCAGGAGTAAATCCGCAAACTTATCATTACTCATCAAAACATCTTTAGATACGTTAGCTTGCTCTAACAACTCATCCTTACGATCACGAGTTTC